TCATTTTCCGCAATCTGCCGTGCAATATTTGCATTTTACAAAATAAAAGGCATAAGGCAAAATACTTTCCAACACGGCAGGCACGGCCTGAGACACCCAGCCTGCAACTCTCCGAAACACAAGCAACACGGCCGATTCAGAGGACATCTGATCGGCCGTTTTGCTTTTGAGGCGGAGTGCACATCCCACAAGACCCCAGTCAACTCGACGAGAAAAAAAATGGCCATTTACGACCCCAAGTCCCGCGTAGCGGAAGAGTTCATCAACGATCAGGAAATCCGCGACACGCTCGCCTACGCCGAAGAGCACAAGTCGGACGTTCCGCTGCTCATGAGCATCCTTGACAAGGCCGCCCAGTTCAAGGGCCTGACCCACCGCGAAGCCGCCATGCTGCTCGCCTGCGACGTCAAGGAGGTCAACGACAGGATCTTCGAGACCGCCATCAAGGTGAAGGAGCACATCTACGGCAGCCGCATCGTGCTCTTCGCGCCGCTCTACCTCTCGAACTACTGCGTCAACACCTGCACGTACTGCCCGTACCATGCCAAGAACAAGAGCATCGTGCGCAAGAAGCTCACGCAGGAGGAGATCCGCAACGAGGTGATCGCGCTCCAGGACCTCGGCCACAAGCGCCTGCTCCTTGAGGCGGGCGAGCACCCCAAGCACAATCCGATCGAGTACATCCTCGAGTCCATCAAGACCATCTACTCGATCAAGCACAAGAACGGCGCCATCCGCCGCCTCAACGTGAACATCGCCGCCACGACGGTCGAGAACTACCGCAAGCTTCACGAGGCCGAGATCGGCACCTACCAGCTCTTCCAGGAGACTTACAACCGCAAGGCTTACGAGGAGCTGCATCCGAAGGGACCGAAGTCCGACTACGCCTACCACACCGAGGCGCACGACCGCGCCATGGAAGGCGGCATCGACGACGTGGGTCTCGGCGTACTCTTCGGGCTTGATCTCTGCCGCTACGACTTCGTCGGCCTGCTCATGCACGCCGAGCATCTTGAAGCCGTCTGGGGCGTCGGTCCGCACACGATCTCCGTGCCGCGCATCTGCCCGGCCGACGACATCGATCCGGCCTCCTTCGAGAACGCCGTGCCCGACGACCTCTTCCTCAAGATCGTCGCGCTCATCCGCATGGCCGTGCCCTACACCGGCATGATCATGTCGACCCGCGAAGGCCAGCGCATCCGCACCGAAGCCCTCAAGCTCGGCATCTCCCAGATCTCCGGCGGCTCCCGCACGTCCGTGGGCGGCTACGCCATCCGCTCCGTTCAGGAGATGGAGGAGAAGACCGAACAGTTCGAGACGAACGACCGCCGCTCGCTCGACGAAATCGTCCGCTGGCTCCTCGAGAACCACTACCTTCCGTCCTTCTGCACGGCTTGCTACCGCGCCGGCCGCACGGGCGACCGCTTCATGGAATGGGCCAAGGACGGCAGCATCGCCACGTACTGCCAGGCCAACGCCATCATGACGATGAAGGAGTACATGTGCGACTACGCCTCGAAGGAAACCCGCGAGGCCGGCGAGCGCGTCATCGCCAACGAACTCCCGAAGATCCCGCACGAGAAGATCCGCATCGCCAGCGAAAAGCGCCTGATCCGCATCGCCGACGGCGAACGCGACTTCCGCTTCTAAGTGATCGGCTCCTCTACAGCCTAGCTACATGCTAACCACTACCCCGCTACATACCCGCTATGTAGCGGGGTTTTTCGTGTTAGCATGGCCGTACCCCCGCTACCGTCACGCCACCTGCACACCGCCTACACGCTGTCAGCCTGTGGGACAACTGTGGGACAAAAGGCCCGTTCGGCACCTCGGGGATTCAATTTTGTGGGACACGCCATGAACATAACGGCCAAAAACATTCTGACAGTAGGCGATGGACGATATAAGATCGCGCCGAATTTGTACCTCGTCGTCCGAAGAAACGGACTCAGCAGAGCGTTTGTCTTCCGATACACGTTCGACGGAAAGCGCAAGGATCTATCACTGGGTGATCCGACATTCATCAAGATTCAAATGGCGAAGGATGAGGCACTCAAATGCCACACTCTCCTCACACAGGGGGTCGACCCGAAGGCTTTCAGAGAAGAAAAGAAAGCACCGGCTAAGACAAAGCACGAACCAACATTCAAGGAATATGCCGAGCGCATCATCCCGATCATCATTGAGGTCAAGCAATACAAGAACAAGCACAGCATCAATGAATGGCGTCGGTGTATCCTCGGCCTCGCCGTCCAGCACATCGGAGACATGCCGATTAAAGAGGTCGAAACGTCTCACATCCTTTCAATCCTCAATCCGCTCTGGAAGGATCAGACTCCGACAGGCATCAAAGCCCGTGGTTTCTTGGAGACCGTATTTGCCTATGCAAAGCGTGAAGGGTTTTACACCAAAGAGAATCCAGCCACTTGGCGCGGCAATTTGGATGCATGGTTGCCATCACCTCAGCGCATCTACACCACCAGGCATTGCCCTGCCGCTACGCTTGATGAGGCAATCGACATCGCAAGCCGATTGCTTGCAGGTGAGGTCGGAGAGCCTTCTTCGCGTCTGGCCGCACTCTTCGGCATCTTGACCGCCACGCGCCGCAAGGAATTTACGCTCGCGTTTTGGGATGAAATCAATCTTGAAGAGCGCATCTGGTACATCCCGCCCGCTCGCAGAAAAGACCGCAAGCCATTCCCGCACCGTGTCCCTCTGAGCGATCAGGCCATTGAAGTGCTGCTTGCCGCCAACCCGAGCCAGAAGGGACCGCTCTTTCCGTCGCCTTACTGGGCGCACAGACCAATCCGCATTGACAACCCGTATCACACCGTCAGCAGGCTCACAGACGGCAAAGTAACAATGCACGGATTCCGTTCGACCTTCCGAGACTGGGCGGCCAGAAACGGTGTGGACAGAGTCGTCGCAGAGAAATGCTTGATGCACGCAACCGGCAACGCCGTTGAGCAAACGTATCAGCGTGACGACCTATGTGAACTACGTCGTCCCGTCATGCAGTCATGGGCCGACACGATCATGCCGAAGAAGAAGTGACGTTTTTCGAAGGCACAAAAAACGCCCCACCTACCAGCGAAGGTAAGTGGGGCATTTTATTGGAAACCGCGTTGCACCCATTTCTCTTCATGAGCCGATCTGGTGGCTAGCGACGTCTTAGCTCCTCTTGATGACTGTTTTGTCACCATGTCCATTTTTTTGGGACTGCACAACGACGGCGAAGGAAACTAGGACGAATATGAGAAGAGCGCTGAAGAACTGCAACTTCTTCAGCGCTCCGGGGTATGTTCGAGCGAGTTCCCTTTGACTCGAGGTTAACGCTTGGGCATTATCTACTAGCCCAAGGGCGATGTCAACTCATAGCTCGCTCGCGGAGGACTCATTATGAGTACCGCCGCAAAAGCTCGAAAGAGCAGGCTTATCTTTTGTACCTCATACAAACATTGGCGCACAGGAAAATAATGCGCGCCATTGATTATGGGTATAAAGCCTGGCCTTTTAGGGTTAGGGTAGCGACAAGCTAACAGGAGCCCCCAGATCATCACGTTCTGGGGGCTTCTGTTATTTTCACGACCGCATCTTTATCTATCGCAGTCCGCTCAGAAAGCTCGACACCTCGTCGAACCAACTCCGTGCCTCGCTCGACAAGGTCTGCGCATCGGGCAAGCTGCTCTCTTTCAGCGTCGCAGGTACCGGCACCGGTTGCGGACAATCGACTGCGAGCGTCGGCTGCTTGCTTGCGCACCCGCTCAACATCACCGGCCAAACTGTCAGCACGAGCAAGAGCGGCATCGCGCTCCTGCCATGCGGCAACCAAAGACATGTACTGCACTCTTTCTTTCTCACGATACTTCTCCTCAAGCGCTTGAGAGCGGGTTGCATAGTCCTCGCGAAGGGCCGCGACATCCTCGCCGTAGAGCGCGGCGGCAAACTGGTAGCCCGCAACAAACGAAACCACCATGACGAAAACAAGAAGGACTCGCTTCATGGCTATACAAGAAACGCATAAGCCATAATCGCCAGACCAAAGCCAAAGAATCTCAAGCTCCACTTTTTAAGATACGCGGCACGCCAGTCGAGCACTTCATCTTCTTTAAGCTCTTCCGGATAGTTAAACAGCTTAAGGAAAACGAACATAACCGTATAGAGAATCAGACCGTCGACAAACGGAGAAAGCGCCAACTCCTGTTCTGAGTAAATGTCATAAACAAAATCAGGGAATACTTTCACCCCAAAATATTCATGGACTTCGACCCACCGTCTGCAAAACCATTCCCACACAAGAGCCCAAACAAAAGCCAGGGCAACCGCATATTTACGGAATTCGGTATCAGAGATACGATTGTTTTTCATACCTATCTTTCCTAACAAATCGATAAAGATTTTTGTCACGAACGATTCCACTGTGACCTCCTATCAAAAAATTGGATTGTGTCACAGCACTCGTCACTCATGCCCCAACTGCGCACGACTCCCCAAGAAACAGTTTTGCCCCGGCAGGACTTTGCCGTTGGCCTTGTTCACGTCCAAAAACTGGCTGGCGGCTTCTTCCACGTCACCGGCATTCACGGCGCGCATGAGCTTCGGGCACTTGTAGACAACGCCGTCCACGCCGATGTTGTACGCAAGGCTCATGAGCGCTACGTACTGGCCTTCGGTAACTTTGACGTTCACCCACGGGGCGAGACCGGAGGCGTAGCGCTTCAGGTCTTCGATGAGCATGGCGTAGGCTTCCTTGTACGTCACCACCCGGCCTTCCTTTACGTCGGGCCCCGTGTGACCGAAGCCGATCGTGAGCACGCCCGCGGGGCATAGGTACGCAGTCTCGCGGAAGCCTTCCCACTGTTCGATGAAGTCTGCGGCCAGTTTGACAGGCCAAGCGGTTAGGGCTTTCGTTTCACTCATGGGCTTTCTCCTGTATGCCAAGTTTCTTTTCAAAAAAGCTCTCAACGATTTGAAATGCTCTCGCCCCCATGTTCCCGCCAATGGCGGCGCATACCGCACTGATCTCCGTCGGCTGTGCAAGGCCCTCTGCCAGCATGTAGAGGACGCATCCCACGAAGATCGATGACAACATGTCCCCAATGAACTCGAAAAACTTGAACGTACGGCCTGACTTGATGAGGCAGTAATATCTGATAACGCCACCGCCCGCTCCGAAAAGAATCGGAAGCACTGCGCGAAGCGATGCCCACGAATTCGGATCTTTCTCTGGCATAGCTTTTTTGAAATGTTTCTGACGATATTGGTTTAGGGGCGAATGAATCGCCCCCTGCATAGTTAACGATCCATTGCTAGAACCGTGCGGATGTGCTTGATGCACTCCCACGCTTCACAAAGATCTTCCAGGTTCTGGGATGTCAGGCTGTAGTGACCGTCCCGAGCGTCGTCGAGGATCTTGTCGATCTTCTCCAGAAGCTCTTCTTCGGTGCGCTCGCCCTGCATCTTTCGCATGTCCTTCAAGTCCATGACTTTCTCCTTAGTCGACCGCGTGTTTCTTCGCGATCTCAAGGAGCGCGTCGATGTCCGCCTTGTCGACCATGTAGCCGCTAAGCTCCACCTTGCCGCCGGCCTCTTCGAGCGCGGCGTAGGCGGCCGCGGATGCACGGTCAAGATCAACCTTCCCTTCGTCCACGATGCCGAGCATCTTGAGCGTCGGCAGGGACTGCTCGACACGCACCGCTACGGCGTCGCGGATGTAGGGGGAGACGAAGCCGATGCCAAACTTCAGGAGCCCGGTGGGTGCCTTCGGCATGACCACCATGGTGATGAATTCGCTGGCAATCGTCGGTATCTGGGAGACTTCAACGTTCATGACGCGCTCCTACCGGTTACTGCTGCGCCGTCGTTCGGGCGGGATTGGAGACCGTCACCTGAGTCGCGCCTTCGGGAGACGTCCACTCGTTGTAACGGGGCATCGGCTGCGGGCAGATTGCGCCAAGCGGCACGACCTCCTTCGTGATGGCGTTGACACGAGCCTTGAGACAGCCGACCTCGGTGGCCAGATTGTTGAGGCCGCATGCACAGTCGGAGGCGACGCGGTCGATCTTCTGCGTGATGATCTGTTCGCGCAGCTGAGCCTTTTCAGCTTCGCACTTCTGCTGTGCTTCGAGCACCGCCACGCGTTCGCGATTGGCCGCGGACTCCTGCGCAATCGGCGTGATGTAGGCGTACATCTCGTCTCGAAGCGTCTTGTTGTCGGCAAGCGTCTGCTTGTAGACCGCCGCATCCTGGTTGTCGCTGTAGCGCATGGCCGTCAGTTCCGCGATCTTCGCGTCCTTTTCTGCCAGAGCATTGAGCGCCATGCCAGCCTGAGCGTTCTGACAATTGCCGCCGCCAAACAGCCCGCCAAGAAGGCCGCCACCGTTTCCATTAGCGTTGAGAAGCCCCAACGCGGTCCCGGCAATGCCGAGACCCAGGCCGCTACCCGCGACCCCTTTACTAGCGAATTCACCCATGGCAAATCCTCCATTCAAATCGCACGAAGCGTCGGCTCGAAAAGAGCTTCCTCCCCTCGTGCAAACCCAGTATCTCGCACATCAGAACGCACACGCGCACTAAATCAAAAACCCCGCCGATGTTTCCACCGACGGGGTAGTTGTTTGACTATTGAACCTCAACCAAAACCAAGACGAACAAGATGTTCCCAAGTAGCGGAGTGACAAAATCAAAGATGTTGTCACGACTCCAATTCTTCAATAAGAAGCCTGAGTACCACGGGGGAGTTCCTGCTTTCCTTTCTGCTTGAGCCACTTCTCTACCAAAGTAGAAACCTACAGTAAACAAACCTCCACAAATTGCGGCTGTAAGGGGAGAGATTTCTAAAAAAAGAGCGATCAGTACGCATGCTGCTTGAAGCCAAACAGCTAGAACGGCGTGAGCAAAATTACTGGCGTTCATAGCTTCACTCCCTTCTCGATAAGAGCGGCTTCCAACTTGTCCATACGCCACCTCTGGTAAGCGGCCTCAAGTGCAAGAGCTTCTTCATAGCGGATGCCGTATCTGTCGCCAGCAGGCGTCACGAGACGATGTTCAATGTGCGTCTGAGCTGGCGTGACGGTACCGTCTTCTGCGACGACTTCTGGCACGTCGACAACCACAACATCCTCGTACTCTGCTTCCCACTTGTCCTACCAGAGCAAGCCATAACGATAGGCATCGAGACCTTCAGACTTGAAAGCTTCAATCACTTGTTGGGCGATAACGCCAACGTGAAGACGGGCATCGGAACCCTTCTTCTCTACAGCGTCCTTGAACTGGAAGACCTTGAAGTTAACTTTGCTCCAAGCACTCATAAGAGATTCTTCTGGTTCAACAATGTTTTGCTTTGCTCTTTCGTCTGAAGTATTGATTGAGCCAGTCGATGCATAAACATTTGACCACTTGCCTGAAGCACTTCCAAGGCTGACGTCACCATCTTGTACAGGCCTGAATGCCTTGACAGCAAATTGGATAGAGGAATATGAACGATCTTCATTATCTATACCAAACAACATTCTGTTTGGAGAGTCAGTTGCAGAAGTTCCACCAAAAGTTACTTTATTAATAGACGACGATGTAAGAACTTGAACTGCTTTAATTAACTTTGTTCTTGATGAATCAGGGAAAGAGATATCACCTAAAACATCTTTTGAAGAGTCAATGTTTGCGCCCAACACAGCATTTTGTATGCCAGTTGAACGGTCCGGAATCTTTTTCCAAGACACTCCCTCTTTTCTATATCTAAACGAAGAAGTATTTTTTAAAAGAAAATCTGTTGGTGTATGTTTAATTGAGCACTGTACTGTCAGTGAGTTCAGCAATTCAAGCATGATTAGCATGCCAGAAGGGAAGGGTTTTCCATCCAAGTCATTAAGCACAGCTTGCTGACAGTTAATGCACAACACCTTCTGGCCAGAAAAGACCATGTAGTCCAGTACCTGCGAAATCGAAGTAAAGTCTTCTCCCGTCCACGGATTGACTAGCGTCTGACTAGTCTTGCCAAGCATTGGAAAAGCGCCGATTGAGAGGCGGTCAATATTGACGGATGCGTCGATCGCCGCAGTATTGGAAAAGTCGATAGCGTCGACAGCCTGCGAACACTCTTCGAAAATCCAATAGTTTCTGTCAGTAGCGTTCATGACCGAATTGCTGACGGTTTGCTGAAGCGAGTACATGATGCCGTGCTCATCGACTGCCAGCCCCTCTGCTTCGATAAGGGACACAGTATCGGGAAGCACAGAAGTAATCTTTGCAAGACATTTTGCAGGATCACAAAGCGCCGAATCAACTCTGTCGCCAGTCGTTGAGAACGTCTTCAGCCCTTGGTACGCAGACAGAACGCCGGGGATCTCACCATATGCCGCGCCGCAGGCGGCATAAATCAGCCCGTCCTTTACCGCCCAACTTTGTGTTTTCGTGGAAACATCCGCGATCGTTTCTCCCACGGTCGGTTTGTACGGGTTTTTCACTCGCAGGGCATCGCCTGCGCTAAAGACCAAGATCCCAACTCGCTTGAAATTTGCATCGTACTTTGCAAAAACTGACTTGTCATACTTCACCCCATCAGGCGCACTGTGCTGCTGTACATAGTAAAAGCCATCTCCGTAAAACCAGTCGTACCCAAGATTCAAATTCGGATGCGTGGCTAGGGGCACGGTCTCCGATGCGTCTGCAGGAATCTCACTGACGTCGTACACAGCCAAACCGTCAGAAATCTGCGTCGCTTCATAGTATCTACACACCAACTTGCGCTTGCCGTCGTCGCCGTCTCGGTACACGCGAAGCCCTTGGTCGATAGGTTGCAGAGGGTTTGCTGCGCCTGTCGAGAAAATTGACAGCTTTTTTCCCGTCCTCATATCGAAGACGCCGACCCAGGCTCGTGAATCCGCGGGATTTTCTTCGTTCGGAGTCATGCGAAGCCATAGCAGATCTTCAAAGACAGCCAAGGCCTGAGGTGTGAAGCGAGTTTGAGAGTAGGCTTTCAACTCTTCCCAAATCAAGCGCACACCGACCACGGGGCGCTTCATGTATCGGGTAGTAGCCGAGTCCTGCCGCTTCACATAAACCTTGTAGTCTGTAAAGTGGGAACCTACATCGCCAACAAAATTTCCATGCACTGGCGAAGTGACTGCGTAGGCTCCACGAGGCACATACACGCTGGCGCCAGTCTTTGCAGCCTTCGTGAATGCCGCAGTGTCATCGTGCACCCCGTCACCGACCGCACCGAAATCCTTGACGTTCACAACGTCAGCAAAGCGATCCTTCAGCATGCGCGGCTTCGTCGTGCCTTCCGCCACGACAGGTACGAAGTCGCCAAGGCCATACAGCGTCTCGAAGATTTGAAGCTTGCCGTTGCTCTTCTTCACGAAGGCTCGGCCAGGTAGATATTCACGTTCCATCACTTGCACCTCAAATTGCAGCGGTAGTAACTTTTTGGTAGGGAGTCCAATTCACTACGGTGTCATCCCCTTGTGGGCATGAACCATAGCGAAGAGCCATTGACACTGAGCTCAAGTCGTAAACGACCTGAACGATTTTTCTGGACCCATCGTTTGTCGGTCGCTTGTACACACTGATAAGGCACTGGCCGAATCCCGCCGGCTTATCCGTCGATGAACCATTGCAGTGGTAGGTCCCCGACTGCACAAGCGTGTTCAGGCTCACAGACCCTACGGCCCTTGCATCTCCGATCTGACCAGAGGACAAAGCTGTTTCAAGAGGATTTGTCCCCTTGGCCGCGCCGCCAGACACGGTCCCTCCGTTGTTGCCGTATGAGTCCATAGCTGGGGACGAAACTTCCGAGCAATTCGTGAACTTCAGATAACTTTCTGTTGGGCGCACAAGGTCGATCCGGCCCCCGCTCAGCGCATAGCAGCCACGCCTATAGTTGCTAACCGAGCCAACCTTCGAACCGTAGGCATACGAAACCCTGCCGCCGTACTGCGCAACGTATGCGCCCCATGCAGATGCAGGACCAACAGAACCGCCATCGGTGTCGACGTCGCACAAAGTGATGTCGGCCCCGTACTCTGCATGGAAGCCTCGCGGATTACCCGTCGCACTGGATAGCTGGACAGACACTCTGCACAGTCCACTCGCCAGAACACCCGCGACGGCATTGTTGTCCGATCGACTCCTGTCGATGTATGCGCTGGAGCATCCACTGATAAAAAAACCACTGGAACCAGAGCTCTCGGCAACGCAGTCGGCAAAATACACGCTACCCGTGTAATTCGAAATGAAGCCATTGATGGAGTTCCTGCTGGCCGTACACGAGGACGCGCTACCGAAGCACCCAAGCGAAAACGAGAAGCCGTTCCAGTGGTTGCTCTCGGACGTACATCGCTTCAAACAAAACCGGGCGTTCTCGTTTGCACTAAAACCTGAGTGACCGCACGACGTGCAAGAAACATCCTCAGCAGAGAGGGAGCCTGCGTCGCATCGAACGCCGTCAAGTTTCGCGGCATTGATCTTTAGCCCGATCAGTTGAACGTCCGAGTTCACACAGTGCAAACCGTGCCCGGTTGAAGCGGCAAAATCGAGGACAACCGCATCTTTTTTTTCGGCATTCCCCACCAATGCCACAGTGCGGTTTTGGATGGACAGGGTGTCCAGCTGATAAGTCCCGTCTGCGAAATGAACCCGCAGTCGGTTTTTGAATGTCGAAAGGTATTCCGAAAGATTCGAAATACTCATTGCATTGTCGACGGAAGTGCCGTCGCCCTTCCCTGTTGTACTTACAAAACGTACAACTGGAGACAGTGTAAGTGCATCATCAAACGCTTCTTTTAGGGTGACAAGGAGCCCGTTCTTATTCACTACGCGATTGCTGATGTCCTGCCCGTGGTGCCCTGGATCGCCGTAGCCGCCGACGGCAAAGAACCCGTCATACGGATACTTCTCCACGTCGTCGAGCGTGTCGACCACGTGCGGGATGTCCCACGAGTAGATGAAAATGTTCTGCTTGATCTCTTCGCATATCTGAGCGAACTTCTTCGCTTCTTCGGCAGATTTTGCCGCGGATTTCGCTGCATTGAAAAGATTGTCAAGAAACTCGCTGACAGTAAGATTTGATGTAGGCGGGAGAGAAATAGTACGTCCAGTCAACTCAACTAACTGCTGAATCTGCACGACAATTCGATCAAGAGATTCGTTGATAATCTCCGGCGGGAAACGTGAGAAGTTGGTCAGTTGCATATTCTGCGTGTAGGCAACGGCAGACCCAACGACAAAGATGTTCCCCTTGACAATCGGCGTCGTCAAGACAACCGTGCCACCAGGCGTAGCAGTCTGGTCCGCATTCATCTCGACGGAATAATCCTGCCCATACACAAGCATTTTTGCCTGCGCTTCAGGATCATCAGCCGTGGCGACATACACGTCAGTCTTTTCAAAGATGAGAAAGCCGAAAGGCAATCTCGACTGTCCCTCTGACGTGAACGGCCCAGCTAATCTTTTGACGTACTCGATCATAGAAAATGGCTCCTTAGTGGAGCCATCTTCGTATGATTGGGCGAACACACGCGCACTAGTCTTGCGGAGGCGATACGACCCTTGGGGCTCTGGATGGAACCATCTCCGTCCTGCCCCAGTAATAACCCTGTCCCGTTCCCCGTCTCATCTTGGTTTCCATGCGCTGCAGATATCCGGGCGACAGATAGTCCTGAACCTCGTTCATGAATGCACGATCAATCACAGCCGATGTGTACCAGAGATTTACGAAAGGCGTGTGCGACCTGACAAGCCTGACAGCGCGGGCCCCAGGCTTCGTCTCCTTGTCGTAAATCGCGCTACCGGCCATCGATGTCAGCAAGTCTGACGCATCGACCACCGTCCCGACGACCGGACCTGCAAAGTTGGTAAGACCGGACATCGCACCATAGCGCGCATCCTCACTCAAGCCGTTGACGATCCAGTCTCCAAGGAAGCCCAATCCGCCGCCCTTCGTGAACGCCTGCATCCAGAAAGCCTTGTTCTGAAGCGAGACCTCCATGTCCTGCAGATCCTTACCGTTGAGAAGGTTCTGCACCTGCAGTGAGATTGCACCGAAGATGGTAGTCGCAACGAAGATGCCGGCAGCGTAGGATGCCTGGTCGACCCTATTGCCATACTGGCCCAAGAAAGCCGCTCGACGGTAGTGGCGCTCCATCATCGCAATCGGGAAAGACTTGAAGAGGAAGAAGGATCGATAGAGCTCACCCTTGAGTGTGCCTCGCTTGAAGCCGCCTGTCGTCTCAGCACGGGTAATGAGGTCAGGACCAAGCGACGCCATCTCGGACTCATTGACGATGAAGCCGATCAACTTGCTCGGAAGCATATCAACCTCCTCCTGAGTAGCTCCGTTGAGTGCACCCTCGCTCAGTCTTTTCAGCTGCCTGATGGTGATGAACTCTATGCCCCTGTGAGTCTCTGTGCCGGCCATCTGCAACAGCTCGAAGTCACGCTCAGAGATGCCGCCCTCCTCGAGCCTGGCTCTATCATATGCGTCCAAATCCGCCCAGTCATTCTTGAGCATCTTGGCCATGCCGGCCATCATGTTCAAGCACATGGCTCGGCGCGTCGCATCGGTGAACGCAGAGAGAAGCGAGGCCTTCATCGTGGCATTGGCGAGCTTTGCAGTCCATCCTTCACCTATGTTGTCAGCGGCATACCTGTTGAAGTCACTGATGATGCTGTCAGCAATGAAACCAGCACGATTCGCGTACTCCTTCCAGTCAGAGCCATAAGCCGCCACAAAGAACTTCAGACTGTCCATGAAGCCGAGGCGATTGAAGCCACTGGCCACGAAGTACGACGGGATATCCGAAAACGAGGAAATGAAAGCCTTTCCAAGTTTGCCCGCCACCTCAAGGTTGCGCCAACCGGCCATGAAGTTTGCCACGCCGTCTCGATTGATCTCGATCTGCGAGGTCACGCCGCTCAAGACATTCCAAATGGCGTCGACTGTTGCACCAAGCAAGCCCTGATGATCCGAATACTTCTTCAGAAGATCGATCTTGCCGACAGTCCCCTTCGCTTGAGACGCAACGTTGTCCGCCACGCCCTTTAGCATCGTGTACGTAGCCTGAGGCTTCGGCCCGAACGACTCAAGCAATGAAATGTCATTGCTCATCTTGGCGATATGCCCCTTGAGCGCGCCGGTCAGACTGCCTTCCCCGAACTTCGTCTCGTACTGGATGAAGCTGTCGGCGTCTTTGAAGTGCAGGACGCGATGCGGGAACTTCTTGTATCGAGCCGCGTTCGTGGCAGGTAGATTCTTGGCAATCTCCGTCACGTCATCCGTTACGACGCCGTTTGTGATGATGTCGTCGTATGAGTGCTCAAGAAGTACCAGCAACTCATCGTCAGACATCATCTCACCCTTGTCGTTCGTGAAGCGCTCACGATCCAACAGCGGAAAAATCTCATTGATCCAGGCATCCTTGCCTGCCTTGCAGATTTTCCACAAATCATGCGACTGCGGGATGTAGCCATAGTCGATCTTGCCGATCTGAGCGCCGGCACGAATTGCCCGCTCACGCATGGCGTCTGTTGTCTTCTCCCATGCCTCCCATGCCGCTTTCGCTCGAGCGTTGCCCGTGTCCTCGCCAAAGGCCTCACGAATGAAGTCACGCACGTCCCCGGCATCCTCAACGAATCCAAACCAATGGCTATTGATCCCCTGTAACGTGTCGAGCATCTGCGTGAGATATTCGTTCTGAATACCGCGTGCGCGACGGTAGACGCCGCACATGATCTCGGCCACGGCGGAGTATGCGTGGAGGTCCCGCTCATTGGAGAGCCGTTCCATCTCGCGAATTCGCTCGTCCTGACGAAGCACCTGTCTGGCAATATCAGCCTTTCTCTTCAACGCCTCGAGCTTGATCTGCTTGATGTACTCACCAGCCGCCGCTCGAACGCGATCATCGTTCGGGAGCTTCGCCCACGCATCGGGGTCCGACCGGCGAAGCGCTCCCATGATCTGCCGCATGTTCGACATGATCGCGTCGCCCTCTTCGGGCTTGACCTTTCTGCCGGTGACTGAACCGATAGCATTCAAGCACTCCTGCCTCATTGCTGGATACCTCCGTTACGCAGGATGCACTCGGCGGCCTTGCCGATGCCGGCCGACTCAATCTCGGCCTCCTGCTCAATTCGTTGCATTTCATTTACGACGTCTTCCATCGTCATAGGGACGCCACTGTCGTCAAGCACGTAGGTCTGATTCGGCTTTTCGGCAGCCAGGTTCTCAAGTCGAACCATGTCAGCACTCTTGCCGACAACCTCAAGCGAACGCGCACGAGCCTCCTCAACGCGAGCCGCTTCTTCCTGCTCAGCCTTAGCCTGAGCATCGTCTGCACCACCGTTCTGCTTGCTCTCAGCATCCTGAATAACCTTCTCGCCCATGGCAGAGACAAGGTTCTCAGCAGAACGCTTAGCCTCTTCCGCCGCCTTAAGCGCCTCACGAACCGTCGCAATATCGACGTCAGGCATCAGCGCAAGGCCAGTCTTGCCTTCATCCATCTGTCTTTGAATCTCGGCATTCTGAGCACGACGCAGATAGCTCATGGCATCAGCCAGGTCAAGCGGATCACCAAGAAGCATCCCGGTACCCTCACCCAGACTCGGGATGATCGAATCAGTAAAGCCGTTGAAAACACGACCAATGGCCGCCGCAGACTTGCGATTGTTGTAAAGCAGCTCGAACATCTGACGTGCCGCCGGACTGACATCGTCAATCAGGGTACCGTCCATCGGAACCTCGCCACTCTTGAGCATGTGGGCCGCGTCGACGATAGCAGGGCCAAGGTCGATTGCACCACCAGACATCTCTCGAATCCGAATGACGTGAGGAGCGAAGGCCGCCATGGCATTTAGGACGCGCTTCATGCCCTGCTTGTCAGTCTCAACAGACATGAGAGACGTGAGCTCAGGATCACGGTATGCCTTGTAGAAAACAGCCGCCATCACACGGGCCTTCGCTGCTTCCGTCGGCTTACCATCACCGTCGATCAAGCCGCCAATGGCACTCGGCTCACCAATGTCATTAACAAAGCGATCGAGCGTAGCTCTCGTCGGCTCACCGTTCTCGTCAAACTGATACGCCTTGAGCTTGTCACTTGTCAGCTTGCTGGCATCCTGCACGGCACGTTCAGAGCCGCTCAGCTCAAGCACCGCCGACTGATTTGAACGATCGATGAAACCCGTCGTCACCTTCTCACTCGGCATGAAGCGAACCAGTACCGGACGCTTCAAATCACCGACAGCCTCTGGATTAATGCCCGTCTGTTGACGGTCGGCCATCATGTCAGCAACGTATTGAGTTGCCGTGCCACGCTCAAAGGCTTCATTGAGACCGGCAAGGCGGCCATTGCCGGCGACTGCATGCACTCGCGTCGGATCGTCGCCATAGCCATCAACCGCGCGGCCGCTCCAATCGTTCGACGTGAGGACACTGTCAGCCTCTACAACAGCGTAGGTAACAGGAATCTTCTCGCCACCATCCATCACCCAGTCCGTGATGCCCTGATAACGCTCATCAGGCATAGAGCCAAAAGAAACAATCGGAGCACCGGTGTCCGTCGTGCGACTGAAAGACACGCGGCCATACTGAGGATTAGCGGCAATCGCGTTCATCTGAGCAACAGGAGCTAGTTTTGAACGATCTCGGTTTTGCAGAACAACGAGCGAGGAATTGTCGCCGCCCATCTGCACCGCACGAGCGAAGTGCTTCTGAGAGTTCGTCAGAGCCACATCATTCATCTGTACGCCCTGAAGAGTCGCACCGACATCCACGGCCTGACCGTTGTTCAGCTGTTCGGCCGCCTGACGCTGTGCCTTAATAGCAACGTCCATTGCTTCCGGATCATTCGGATTCGCCATCGGCGCAGTCAGCTTCTGTTCATTCACGCGCTGGGCCTGCACCATGCGAGCGGCTGCCACCTGAGAAGGCGTCGGCTTGACACTCTTGGCCTTCTGCTGTTCGCCATACATCCTGCGAATAACAGCTTCCATCTCCTTCGAGAGCGGAGGCAGGTCCTCGCCAGTCTCAGACTTGTAGCGATCCTTCACAGCACTCTCAGGATCGAGCCCAAGAGCCTTCTTATACAAGTCAACGATCCACTGGCCAAAGCGCTCAAACAAGCCCTCAAGTCCCTTCACAGGAGACTTGCCCTTGGACAGATAGGCCTCAGTCCACGCCGCGAACCGCTCCTGATACTTGCGCTGGCCCTCGACGCCGAGAGCGTTCCAGTCCTCGACACTCTTAATGCCCCAAGAGCGCAGCAGAGCCTCACCCGCCTCGCGCAAGTCAGGATCAATGTCCTCCTTGCCAAGGACCTTCATGAGCATGTCCAAGTACCAATGAGAATGCTCATGAGCAAACGTAGAGATATCGGCCTTCGGCGTCAGTGTGATTTTCCGCTTCTTGGGATCGTAGGAACCCTTGACCTCAAAGCGCCCATCAGGAAGCTTGACAACGCCGGTGCCGTCGGCCTTAGCCTTCTCAATTGCATTTTCGTAATATGCGCCATCAATTTGGCGTGCCGACTCATCAACGGGATCGAAAAACGCCCGCCCATCCTTGCGAACAAACGGTTGCGACCCACCCATCAGTTGAGATACACTAACTGTACGGTCTTGGGCGACCTGCCCTGTGCGGACATCTCGTCGGTTGATGACGGCAGGAGACCCCTCGACGTAAGAAACGCCGCCCTCCGACTGGAATGATCCACCGGGCGGCGTTTCCATTTTCTCAACATATACTCCGTCAATGCTATGAGTTACTGCTCTAGCAGGTCCCTCCTCTACGGTATCTTTTACAAGCAACTGGACGCGCCAAAGCTCCCCATTCCACGATATTGGAGCTAGGAAAACATGAATCCCTCTCACTTTGGGGTTCTTGTGGACAATATCGACGTGGCTCTCAACTAGTTTTGCTGATTCTGCGATTTCTCGGATATTCTCCGCAACGGCCATAAATGCTTTTCGCTTAGAACCGCCATCTTTTCCCGCAGACTTTTTGGCATCCGATTTACTCATTCGCAACGTGAAACCCGTATCCTCATTATGGATACCGTCTTTGAATGCCGACGTCACTATATTGATTGCCTCGCCCTTATCTATGACGGTCGGAGTAACCGAGACAACCCTCATCTTCTCGTCTGGGCTTAAACCCCTTGGCCCCATATGCCATTCGATACCCTGCGTTACCGGCATGTGAAAGCCATCAGTTGCCTGAGTGCTATCCGTCTTTTCGATCGTGTAGTCAACATCCTTCCAGTCGACGCCCGCCTGCTTCGCAAAGAGAACTTCACCAGGGGCGGTCATGCCAGCCTCCACATCAGCTTGCTCTTCCGAGCGGCCCGCCTTCATCAATTCCTTCTTGAGAGATTCGCGGCGCTCGGCAACCTCGCTTTCAAACTTCGCATGAGGACTGCGATACCCTAAGGCACCAAAGGCACCGCCAAAGATGCCGGACACAGCAAGGTCGGTTCCAGAAATTTCATACTGCTTCGCCAGCTCACCGTAGTTCTGGTTTTCAAGAATGAGCTGGATGCCCTTGCGCTCAGCCACGTCGGTACCGATATTTGCTCCAGCACCATAAAGAGTGGACATGAGGCGGGTCGAACCGAAAGCACCCGGAAGGGGCATGCCGATAGCATTGGCGGCAAACGACATGACACCAGCGGAAGTGCGAGTCTTCTGATCGACGCCTTCATCTTTGAGCCTCTGCGATTCACTGATGCCCATATCAGCACCAAAGGCAACCGCACCGCCCCCCGAACCTAGCGCAGCCATGTAGCCGGCCGCCTTCGGAATTGTCTTGAAGAGGCCATGAATGATTTGCGATGCCGCTCCCATAAGCTCTGGATCGGCTTCATAGTGAGCCTTGCTATAGGCACGAGTAGCCTCAGCTGCACGCAGCCAACCCTCACGCTCCTGCTCAGTACCAATGGGAAGCTCAGAGAGCGCAGTCAGAGCAGCACTCTTCGTTTCGGCCAAGGCCGCGTTCATACCAAGCCACGCGTCTCCAAACCCTTCGAACCAACCGGGTTCATATCCCGTACCAGGCAAAGGCTTCGGCTTAATGATCTTGCCGTCAAGATTCAGCTTGACATCCGGCTCAACGCGCTTGAAATAGTCGGACAGATGCTCAGCCTCTCGCTTTGAGAGCATGCGGCCCGGCGTAAAAACAGTCTTGCCATCAACCTCAGACCACGTTCCGCCAGCAACGCCATCCTTACCGTTGTAGACAGACTGGTCGGAGAAAGTCGGGTGGTTCGGCTTTTTGTACTTATCGCCAAGATGCCCGCGTTCATCCTCAGACATCGAGCCAGACTTGAGTTCCTTCCAAGCTCCGCGAATGTCGTAGTCGTAGGAGTCTCGCTCACGATTGTTCTCCTTCGCCCACGCCTGAAACTCAGCCTCCTCATCAGGCGTGAGTTCCGTGTTGAACTTGTCGCTGTAGTCCAGCGCCGTGACCGGCGTAATGTCGTCAGTACCGTAGCGATTGATTCGTGCCTGCCGCATGTCCTCAGCAGACATCAGAACTTCGTCGCCCGTCTTGGGCCTGAAAATCTCGTCAAGAAACATCGTCAATCATTCCCGTGGTAATCGCCTTCGTAGGCATTCTTCGGTTCCGTCGTCGGCGCTTCCAACACGCCAAAATAGTCATCGTCAAGCACCGTCGCACTCTTTCGCCTCTTGACCTGTTTCTCCACCATGTCTTTGGAGAGATCGAACGTATAGAGCCTCCCATCATCGTCAACGACGGGAGAGCTGCCATAGATCAAGCTGTATGTAATGGAGCCGTCATCATTCGTGCTTTCAACCTTGAGCTTGAGCTTCCTCAACTGTGTGGACAGTTCGTCACCAGTGAACGCAAGGCCGTTCGCATAGAACCACTTCTTTGACTTCTCGAGCGTTTGAGCATGAGCACCAACAAGGTTCTCAATGTCAGATGAGAAAACGCCCGATTCGACGCCTAGTGGCACCAGCGTCTTCTTTCCTCTGTACGAGATCACCTTGCCACCAACCGCCTGCTCTACCGCAGAGGTCATGTCACCATCGCCGTTGAGCAGGCCATAGCCATAGAGGCCGCGCGCAATCTCAACGGCCGCATCAGCAGAATCGGGAGAGGTGAATAGACCTTGAACATCACCCTCATCCCCAATGAGCGAATAGGCCGTGCCGGTGATGCCGTGGACATCCGCATCATCAACCTTGACGCGCTTCTGGTCGATTGCATCAAGGCCTCGAAGGTATCTCTCACCAACGGACATCCCGCCCTGCAAGTCCTTCCCGAATCCCGCAAGAGCAAGAGCGTATTTCCTACTGTCCTTCGTGAACTGATTCGTGACGCTGGCAATGCCGGCGGGCCCGACAGCATTAGAGATAACGCTCAGCATCTCGCACTGCTCGTCTACGTTGGCTTTCTCAAGAGCACCGACGAGCATCTTCGCTTCAGAAGCAGAGAAGAGCGTCTGAGGCACGCGCCAGTCGGAGGACAAGTCCCCGGCAACCGATACGCGGTGACGGAGCTCTTCGCCAACAGAATTCAAATCTCCGAAGTTGAGAGGCTTGACGCCATACTGCCCCGTCAAAATAGCAGCGCCCATCGGATCAGTCTTCCGGGCCTTGACGATCTCTCCTGCAGCCTTCACGCGCGCATTGTGGCCCTTCATCTTTTCCGCATAATCGGGATCCCCGGGCGCAGGCCTGCTTGCCCTGATGTCTTCCTCGATCAGGTCGACAGGCATCATCTGATAGGCGTATGTGGCCTTTGACGTGTCGAAATCGATCTTGTAGTTTGCGTAGCGCTCCTTCCCTTCCTTGTCGCCATACACCTCAACGAACTGCCCTTCCGTTAGTTCGTTTTCGTCGGCCCCGGTAGATGCCACCGTCGCGATCGAATTTTGCACCTCACGAGTCAAGGAGCCCCGCAGCTCACTCCTGCGCTGGGCGGCCATTGAAAAGGCCTGAGTGAAGAGGTCGATCTTCTGATTCTTTGAAAGGCGATCCACGACAGGAATGCCAGACCGGAAGTTGCCGCGCATTGCCTGCTTGACGAAATCGCGTTTCGAAAGCATCGTGTCACCAAGCTTGTCGGCAACCATGAGAGACAACTGCGGCTTCGCAGAGCTCCACAGCGCATTCCCGACCTTCCCCTTGATGTCGGTACTCATGGCACCGTCTGGCGTGTTCTGGAAGGCCTCAAGCGCCGACAATGGATCATCCTGCGCCCATGCCGTAAAGCGATTTGCCTGCAGCTGATCCATGTGCGCACGCTTCTGGTTTGCCAAGGTCTCGGCGTCCCAGCCCATCAGTTGAGCCTGGTAGTCGAGCTCCATGTCGACAGAGGCCGACGACTTCGCAAGATACTCGGGATCCGCGTAGTGGTTTGCGGCGTCCGCCTGCAAAGCCTCGACCTTGGACGAGGACGACTGCATCTGGTAGTGCCTCGTCTGGCTTGCGTTCCATCGCTGAGCCTGACTTTGAGCAGACTGCATGCGGTCATAGACACGGGACTGTACAGCCTCACGTGCTTGCGGAGACAACTTGCCGACAATCGCGTTGACGTCACGAGTCATCGCCTCCATTGCGGGCTGGTAATCATCCATTGCATTGCGGCCCATCTTTGTGAGATAGCCGGTCTCTGGATTGTTGAGATGCGCGTCGATCGCACTCATCACCTCGCGCTCGGCATCGTCGCTTTCGGCCTTGATGACACGGGCGCGCTGAACGTCTAGCGCCTTGACCGCAGAGTTGGCCCACTCCTGCACAGGCATGAGCGCCTTCTTCATAACGGCGTCATAGTCCGTGCGATCCTGAGGCACGTTGATAGGCGAGAACCCAGAGTTACCCGAGTCCCGCACCTGAGGCAGGCCGCCCTGAAAAGTTGGAACCATTGGCATTTAGTACCCTCCGATCATCGTCTTCTTGTAGCTGGACGCAATGTCCGGGTAGTTCCATCCACCACTGCTTTTGCTCGTGTCAAACATCCCGGAAGCATTCATGAGCATGTAGTTGCTGGCCACTTGAGATGCGCCGCCCAACAGCGTCGTACCGAACTTGTCCCACTTGTTGACCTTCTGCGCCTCGGCCTGAAGCGCCTGAGCCTCGTAGCCGACGCCCTTCCACCGGTAACCCCACGCCTCAGACAAGGCATTCGACTTGATTTGATTGACGTCCATCTCCTTGACGATGTCAGTGGACGCTTGCATTTCGGCAGCGCTACCTTCGCCGACAGCGATGCCGTTGGCAGCAAGAGCCGCGCGCTGAGCAGACTTGACCTGCCCAGCAGCCATCGTTTTTGACACAATCGCCTTCTCGGACGCACGCAAAGTTGCTTGATACTGGCGCTCCATCATCTGTGCATTGATGCGTGCGATATTGGCCTGAGCCTGCGCGGCCGCATTCGAATGTTTGGAAATCCCGAATGACCCTAGCGCTGTAATGGTGTTTGCGATGCCCTGCGCGATGAGCATCCCGTATCCGAATTGAGCCGAGTTTGTAGCCATAGAAAAACCCTCTAAGATGCCTACACCTTAGAGGGCCTACCTCCCTACACGCGCACGATCACGAGAGCTCGAGCACTGTTGTCATGCTCACGATTCTCAGTGGCAGCGGGTATTTCTGACGAACGCAGACTTGCCCACTCTGAGACCACTGCGGTTGAATCTGAAAGCCTATCTCGTCGGTAATCGGCTCGGGAACATTGCCTGCGAACTCTGTCGAACGTGACGGGTATTCAGAGAGCTTGTCGAACGACGGCCCCGCCTGAGTACCTGACGAATTGACCACTCGGAAGAAGACCTCGCGAACGTTCTTCTTGTGTCCGGACCCGTATGAACCATCCTGAAGCGCCATCGCCACTGGCAGCGTCTTCATGTCCGCCGTGAATGGCAATCCCACATGAACGACTTCGGCAGGATAGGTGAGCGTAATCTTTCCATCCTTGACGACCTGAGGCGGCTCCACCGCACCATCAGCAAGAATGTTCACGGTTTCTCCCTCGAGCCACGAGAGCCCCGCAATCTCTGTCCTGGCCTCACCACGGTATGTGCCGGCACAGTCAACGAAGATGCACTCCTTTAGCTCAGAGTACTGGCGCTCCGACATGCGCTCTACGAAACGCACGGGTTTCCCACCGATCGTGCGAAGTACTTCAACGTAGCAGATGTCCTCATCGCCCTCGGCGACGACGCACACAGACTCGATAGAGCCAGCAGTCTCAACAGTAGAGAAACCGCCGACTTGCTGTTCAGGCACGTAGGTCATCGCAATCATCTTTCCAGACGAAGAGACTGCCCACACAATAGGAGACGGCGCTTTCGAGTAGGCGAGGTCGACGATTTTCAAGTTATCGAAAAGGTGCGGCGCGCGAAGGCACACGTCACCTGAGATATAGCCTCCTGCCTCATAGTTGTACCCAAGCTCACGAAGATGTCCGCCTCGACCTGCACCATAGATCATGCTCGATCCGATGACGAGAGGCTGCACATTGGACGCGCCCACATATGACTGGGGTCGAACTGACATTGACTCAGGCGTAATGGCGTCCGAATTGAGAGGCGACACGCGCCACTCGGCAGCGCCAGTCATCAACATCAGCTGTGCCAAAGGTACGATGTGCAGGATTCTGTTTGCCTCTCGGGCCGCTACGCGCACAGCGATGCGGTCATCGTCCTGAGACGGGAGCGAATAGCTCATGTCGGACTCAGTGCCGGGACGAGTGGCCCAGAGGTTGTTAGGACGCGTGTACGTCCCGCCAAACCAACGCCTCTGCTCGAAGTACGAAACGGCACCAGGGTAGTCGCCGACCGAGTCAACCGAGGCCGTAGCGCTCGCGCCCGAGCCAGTGGTCGACGTGATGACCACCTTCGGGGACGTGTAGCCCTGACCGCCCGAGCGGACGTTGATCGCAACGATCGCGCCGTCTCTGACGACTGGCGTGACCTGCGCGCCCGAGCCCGTCGGGTCGGTGATCGAGACCGAGCAGGGACTGCCCTCAAAGTCAAGCTCCTGTTCGTACAGCGTGCCACTGCCGTACTTCACGACAGTCACTCGAGCGACCGGCTTGACGTAGCCGGAGCCGCGCGAGGTGACCGTGATCGACTTGAGCGTAGTCACACCAATGTAGTAGTCAACACTCGAAGAGTCGCCCGTCATGTCCCAGACGACATCGCTCGACGTCGTCGTTTCGATCTTGGCGGTCGCGCCCGAACCCGCACCGGACTTGTCGATGATCTCGACACGCAACTGAGGATAGAACGTATCGCCGCCGTGGTGGTACTGAGCGTATAGGTTCTTCGAGACGAGGTCGTACCGCTTGAGCTCGAGGCCGCCATCGAAAACGCGGTAGCCGCTGCCACCCGCTGTCACGGTGATCGACTTGATGCCCTTGGCCTGCTTGAAGGCGTCATCGTAGATCGGGGGCGTAATTGATGCATCTGGCGAAATGTTCTCATCGATGATCTTCGTCGTATCGGTCTGACCAACATACGCCCAAATACCGCCCTGGTCGCGATAGACGCGGTAAAGGCCCGCACCTTTCACTGCATCCCACGTGATCGTGTTGTACGAACCGTCACCGTACGGATTGCAGTCGATCGTCACGGGAGACGACCGAACAGACTCCTCAGTGCCGTCAGCCAGCAAAGCAGTTACGGCATAGGTTCTCTTGTAGTCCTTCGGGTTCGTCACATTCTTGTTGATCGTTTGTGTAGCAGAAAGCCCGGTTGGCGCGGGCAGGGACGAGCCGAACTTGATGTCTACCAGACGCCAGTCAGTCGCGCCGTATCGCCGCAACTCCTTTGGCGGGTAGTTCGGATGAACAAGCGTCATCACGTCAGCAGACTGCACGTAGTGAATGTCAAAGAGGTCGTCTTCAAGGTACGGCGTCTCAACCTCGTATGCTTGGCCGCTTTCCCCTAGGAGGGTTTTACCCAACGTATGGAAGCGCACATACTTTTCGCCAAGCTCAAGCACCATCGTCTGCGAGATGGAAAAGTTGAACGGGATGAGTCTGGCCTTCTTGCCCGCGTGCTTTGTATGGTTGACATACTTGAACCCCGGTCGCATTACGATCGGACCTTGCGGCTCGATCAGGAAGTTCTTGCACAGCGCCATGCCGGTCTGGTACTTGCCGTCATCGATGCGGGCGAACATCGAGGGAGAGACCTCTCCGCCGTTGAAGGCGCGTTGATATTGTCGAATTGCCATCAGATTACCCTCGCACGCAAGCCGGACGGCAACGGCCACTCATCGCGACGACGATGAACAGACATCTTCGAATCAACCGTTTTGGCTCGAGTAAGCGCAGCCTCATACTGCTGCAGGAGACGAACAGCCGCGTCGCTCGAACTATCCGAGCGCTTGACGGGGCCAACGAGAAAGGATGCAAGAAGTATCACCAGAGCCTGCACAAAGTAGGTCGGGAATACCGTTGCTGTGTCTACATAGGAAACATATGTCAGCACGACATTCGTCGCATTCGTGAAGACGGCACGGCCCGAGTTCGACTCATAGAGCTCGACCTCAAAGTCAAGCGGCAACCCTTCCTTGCCGACTTCAGATACGCGAAGCAGACGCACGCAGTCGGACGGCAGGAGATAGCCGTGCTTCCACTCATAGAGATCCTCGTCCACGTTTGAGAGCTCGACGCCTCTGGAACGCCGGATCGCAAAAGACCAATCGTGCTCCTCATAGAGCTTGCGCAGAGCAAGCGGATACCAGCGAGCGCAGTGGCCGGCCTGAGGCGATCCGTCCGGCGGCGTGATGGATGTCACATCACCAGAGTCGCCAAGCATGCCGAGCGCAAGGTTGCAGATGTCTACAGCAGTTGCCATAAAGAAAAAGCGGGACGTTTGTCCGCCCCGCCTCCTGAAAGAATTTTCAGCTGTTCACGCGTCAGGCGGCAGCGCCCGGCAGGAACTCAATGCCCTCGACCTTGTACGTCGTCGGGACTTCGATCACGTCGCTCAGATACGCCGTCATAGTGCCACCCGTAATGGAGGTAGGCGTCGTCTTGAGACGAACGTAACGGCGATGCTTGACCGGCATCGGAAGAGCAAGACCCTTCGTCGTGTCGGCAGGCTTCAACGTACCGGACACAAGCACCGGAGCGAAATCACTGTTGTTGTCAGAGTCCTCGATCGCAATCACGATAGAGGTTCCGGCGAGAGCCGTCGGGAACTTGCAGACCACATAGAGCGGTCGATCATTCAGACCGGTCGTCGGAGCCTTCTGAAGGAAGTCGATCACATCAGAAGTGATAGCAGTGGTAGCCGCCTTCTTCTCGCAGAACGCGAGCTTAATATCCATCATCTTTCCTCTCCTTTGAGAATCTTGCCCGTGTTAGGCATGATGTCCGTCCCAAGTCGATGAATCGGCACGCCGCGGAACGTCATGCACTTGCGACCCGCGACCTCATCCTGAGAAAGAAGAACGTTGTCCTTGTTCAGGATCTGGCGAGCCAGGAAGCTACGGGTGTTGTCGTTCATGTAGAAGGCGACACGACCCTGCTGCTCGTCGGGCAAGCGCTCAAGAGCATCGATCATCAGATCGAGAAGGTCCGGACCCGTCGTGTTCTTCTTCGTGAGCTTCGTGGAGTCGATGTTGGCGATGCGGACGACGCGCTGCGGATCGTACATGGCAACGCCAATATCCCAAGCAAATTCCGTAATTTCTGCACGGAAGCGCTTGCCGTTGGCGTCAAACGCGTACTGTTCGCCCATGTTTTCCACAGAGAGACCAGCGTTGGAACCGTTCTCCGGATAGAAAAGATACGTCGAAGCAGGATCCCAGTTGATCAGAAGGATGTCCGTCTGCTTGTTTTCGGTCGTACCCTTGGCGTCGATGATTCGATCGGCAAACGCTTCGTTCTGAAGCGTGACGATGTTGAGAATGCCGTTCGGGTCGCGGCTTTCGAGGTTGCTGTCGCCGTAGAGGACCTTCTTGAGGACAGACCGGGAGAGGCCGCGCATGAAGCCTTCGTCCGTGCGAAGACGGAAGGCGGCGCGCTCATTGGCCTTGCGGGTGTCGAGAAGGGACTTGTCCACTTCGGAGCGGGAACGGACCATGGCGGCAGCGTAGCGAACGTCCGCGCCCGTCACGCGCTCAGCATCCCAACCTTCGTTGAATGCTCGCACCTGACCTTCCGGGTAGGACGTCACGACCTTGCCTCGGTCACCGAAGCCGTCATTGCCACGCTGGATGACAGCCTGGTCAAAGAAGCCGTTGTAATCTCTGATGGTATGGATAAGCTGGCGCACCGGCTTATCGCTGGTAAGACCTTCGAAGTCCGCCAGAGTGATCGGATTCGAGTCAGTCACAACATTCGGCATTTACTTGCCTCCTTTCATTGCGTCTTGGTAAAACTGCTCGGCGGTATATCGTCCGTCTTCGGCAGATCCGCCACCGGGGTACTTCGCCTCGCCGAAAGCGCGACCAATGCGGCTCAGCAGTCGCAAAGCGCCCGGATGGTTGCCCATCGGGGAGCTTAGGAACTCCTGAATGTCCGCGTCGATACTGCCGTCAGCGTTTCGAGCGAAGGTGTCGCGCAGGCGAGCGATGTCAGAGAGCGACTGCGTGAGCTTCTGGCCGCCGAACTCCTTGTCGGCTTTCGACTGTTCCATCCACTCGTTCGAGATCTCTGCGATACGTTCGGCCGAGCGCTTCTGAAGCACGGGGGCCATCTTGTCAAGGAAGCCTTGGGCCTGATCCTGACTGAGATTGAGCTCCTTCGCCACGCCTTGGAAGGCCGTGCCGACTTCTGCATCGAGCTCGGTACCTTCAGGCATCTTGAAGTCCTCGTACTTCTCGGGGGCGCCCTGCTTCTCGCCTTCGCCCTCCTCTTTCTCGGCACCCTCTTCGCCTTCTGCCTGACCTTCAGCACCGGCTTCGCCAGCCTCACCGTTGCCGCCTTCCTGCGGCTCGGCCTGCTGCTTACCCTCGTTGCTTTCGGCAGACGTCAGCAAAGTGCCGGCATTCGTGTCGGACTCCTGTGCGGCAGGAGCGGGCGCAGTGCCCTCACCGCCGGTCGGAGTCTGTTCAGTCGCTTCCATTCGCTTCGTCCTGCATTAACCTGTAAGCATTCGCATCCACCGACATGATTCGATCAAGGAGCTTCAGCCCAACATTGCGCTGGCCCTCATTGAAGGCCATCACGGCAATGTCACGATCAAAGCTGTTTCGGTAGATGCCCGTATCGGAAAGTAGCTGCCACAGGACAATGCGTCCGTCGCGCGTGGCCAGTACGGCCTTCAACGCATTGGCGATCTTCTGCAGCCTGATCCTTTCCTCTTCTCGAGCCTCGACCTCCTCCCTGCGGAAGGGATCGCGCTCAGGTGTCATGATGTCAGTCGTCATACTTCACACGCGCACTTACTGCTGTGCCATTGCCGCAAGTCCCTTGACGGCCTGACCGGCCATCGTGGAATCGTCGGACGGAACGCGGCCGAGCTTCGCCAGAGCGTCGGCAGACTGTTGCATCTGTTCGGCCTGCGCCTGCTGTTGCTGGGCCTGCTGTTGCTGTTCAATCGCCGCCTGCGCCTCATCGGTTGGAACGACAACGGACGGAGCAACAGAGAAATAGTCCGCATACTCATCAACCAGATTGAACGGGTTGATCTTCTGCATCACATTCGGATTGAACTGAGCGACGTTAGAAATGCGAGTCAGGAAGTTGTCGAGGGAGTTGGCACGAATCGCACGCTGGGAACGAGCTAGCATCGACGTGTATTCAACCGACAGCTTCTGACCGCGGAGCTCATCCGGCGGAGGCGGTAGCTGCCCCTGTCTGGAGAGAATGTCAAAGCAACGCTCGATGAGCGGTCGGAGCACTTCCTCATTGAGACGAGAGAGGACTGGGCCAAGCATCATCAACTTCTCCTCATGACGCTCGGCGACCTCTGTCGCAGTCATCTGACCACGGCCCGAGTTGGCGATCATCATGAAAAGGTCGACGTTAAATGCCTGGTTGATCCTGTTGCGGACGTCAGCAATGTCCTCTCGCAAGTCACCGAGCGGCAGGTTCACAGCAAAAGCAGGCTGCACCTGAGCACCGGACGACGGGTTATCGATGTAGCTCCTGCCACCAGGGAGAAAGTCGACTTCATTGTCTCGAGCATCAGACGGCATGATGAGCGGCGGATTGACCATGTAGTCGATAGCATTGCCCTTCTGCACCTGATGATGACCGAGCTGTAGCACATCGCCGATGGCCGTCATGCCGGGCGACTCTTCTGAGTACACGTCAGAGGCCGAAGCGCCCCAACGGCCGACGACAGCCGGGAAGTCACGATAACCAGACTCATCAAGAACGCCAGGGCCCTCATCGTCAGCATCGACCTGAATGACGACGGACCGCCACCGCATGTTCCGGTTGTCCAACTTGGTCGGATCACGATCAAAGCGCGGCTCGATCGCATGAATGCAAACATACGGAGTGTCAACCTGCCCATCGTCGTAAGCAGTCAGGACGGCACGAGACACCTTGCTCCGGCCATAGCGGGAGACAAGCTGCCCCGCAGTCATCGTAAAACGTCGATAGAGCGAGTCAGGACGACCACGGAAGTCACAGCCGACACAATATTCACCACAAACGAGAGGATGCGCCACAAAGCTGTAAACAGGGTCCTCGACGATGACAAAGGCCCCGATGCCGTACACGCCGATCTCTCGCCAAATGTGCTGTAGAGCCTGATAGATGTTCGTCTGAGTAAAAGACATCTCCATGATGCGCTGTACATCATCGAGCCAGACCTTCACCGCATGAGACTCATCGAGCTTCGCAGAACCCGTGGTCAGTGCAAACCACTGACTGGACGGATCAGTCATGCCGGACATCAAGCCTGCCTGCAGAATGTTGGCGGCACGGACCGCCGTACTGTCGTAAATCTTGTTCCAACGATCGCGAGCCTCGTTCTTGCGAGACTTCGTATCCAGGAAGCGGCCTGACGCAGGCGTAATGTGGCGACTGATCTCGAGCCACTGTGAGACGTATGGCTCACGCTCTACCTTCAGGCGCTCCCACCTGCGAAGGACACGCTCACGCAGGTCCTTATCCTTCATGGCTTACCCCAACTTGCCGCCGGCACCAAGGTTCAGATCTCCGACGCCACCCGCACCTGTGAGGAGCGTGGAGCCGCCTGACAGACCCGCATTCGTGTTCTGATCGAGGATCGAGCCTACGTCTGCCGACTGTCCCCCCTGCTTGCGCTGCTGTTGGCGCTGCTGTGCGGCCTGCTCCTTTGCCTGCTGCTCGGCGCGCTTGGACGCGGCCTCTTGGGCCTTCGCCTGCTTGTTGCTCGAATAGACGGAGGCGGCAGCACTAGCCGCCGCGATTGCACCGCCAACAATGTAAGCACCTACGGTTCCACCTGACATGAAGTCCTCCTAGACATGAGTTGTTCGTATTCGTCCGTAAATTCCTCCTCCGCCTCCTCAAGCGTTTTGGCTTTTGAGGGGAAGGACATCGTGATGTACGTCTCGGACCGCGCGATGAAGATTTGCGATCTGCCCGGTGCTCCGCGAAGCACGGCATAGCCAACGATTTCTCGGGCATCCTCACCGACCTTGACGATGCAGTCACCAGCAACGGTGACGAGCGTCGGCACCTTGATGACTGCGCCGCACAGAATGGAACTGGCCGGCATCTTGACCGTTCGGACGTACATGCCACCATGAAAGAAGTGCTCGGTCGGGAAGTCGTACTGCGGCATCTCTGCGACGACAGCACGCATCCTCATCGTTTCGTCGAGATCCTCTGGAGAGCAAGCCGGTAGGTCTGACACAATCGAAAGGGCACTCATAGCTTTTTCCAGAAGAGCGTGTTCATGGGCGTCGCGACCTTCTCAAAAAGCTTTTCGGCACGCGTCCCCTTTTTCACACCCCAGTAGAAGCCGTAGCACCCGTCTTCCTTGGCGAAGCGCTCTGCAGCCTCAATCAGGGCCCGACCGACGCCACCCTTTCGGTAATCGAGGTCGACCCACAGAGACTCCGACGACGCAAGCCTTTTGGCCTTGAAGTGCGGAATGGTTGTCGTGACGTAGTTGACGAAGCCGACCAGGCGGTCACCGTCAAAAGCGCCGACACTGTGCAGCGTCCCCTTGATCTCAAGCCACAGATACTCTTGATAGTCAGGGTCAGGCTCGAGGTCCGGATATCGCACGTCCTCTCCGTACTCCTTTACGATCTTCGGCCACGCGGGATTTTCCCAAGCCTCTCGGCAGGTGATTCGTTGGATACTTATGGTCATCGGATGCTCCTGTAATGGATACATCCTCCCTCATCAACCTCAACACACGCGCACTCGAATGACCCAAAAAACTGAAGAAGAGCGTCTTATTTGTGAGATTGCCGAAAAGAAACAAAAACTGACCGCTTTGCAGTTGGAAAAGGCCAGTGAAGTTCAAAAGCTTTATCTAACAGACGCATATGGTGCCTCTGAACTTCGCTGGTTCTTAGCCATCGTTTCACTTGTTATCGCACTGTGCGCGATTCTTGGAACAAATAAATGGTCTACTGGTTTTCCTCACTATTTCAGAGAGGGGGCGGCGTGGTTCTTCGGCCTCGTTTACTTTTTTTGTGGAGCTTTGCCATTATCCCTTTCTCTATTCTGGGGATTTGAAGCCTTGGCAAAATCTACAAACAAGCTCAAAGACTTACCACTACTAATCCAATATCAGTTGCCGGCATATATTGGTTGGGGTTCCTGCATAGCCTATTTTTTCTTCTTTTATCTATAAGGATCCCTACTTCTGATCTCCTGGCGTCGTCGCCCTGCCGGCGGCGTCGGGTTGTCTATGTACTCGTTCATGCGGACGGCGAACGTGAGCGCCAGCGCGTCGGCATTGTCAGGCGACGCCATGCCACGCTTCTTCATGTCCTCCTTCTTCTCGAGCAGGATTTGATTCGTTGGGGTGTAGCCGTATTCAACGCCCGTCAGGTCAGTCTCAAGATCAGAGTC